GGTAGGGATGGTGATGATGATGATATAATTGCCTACTATGAAACTTATCAAAAGGTGAAGAAGCCATTTATAAATGCATATATTAAATCACCACCCGATGAAGTCGAAATGCGAGAGATTCAAAAGGCAATTGATGTTGAGATAAAAGAATTTGCTGCCGAGATGACTGTGCAACTTGAAGAGAAAAAGTTACAGATTCAGCAGGCATTACAGTCTGGAGAGATTATTCCCGATAGAGCTCAGTTGGAGCTTGAAAAAGCTGAAAAAGATACTGCAGAGGCGATTGAACGTCAGAAACAGGTTCTAATGTCACAGGCTCAAGAGATACGTTCAAAGATTGAGCAGACAATAATTCCAGAAGCAGACTTTAAAGAGTTGATGAAGGAGCCTGAATTTGCTAGTAAGGTGGTTGATTCAGTTAAGTTCTATGAGGCGCGTGTTGACCTTGTATGCAGTGTTGGTGATGATACATTTTTATACGAATATGAATTGCCTATTAATGAGTATCCAATAATACCAATTCCATATATTTACACTGGTACACCATATCCGATGTCAGCCGTGATGCCTCTGATTGGTAAGCAACAGGAAATTAATAAAGCTCATCAGATTATGATTCATAATGCAAATCTTGCATCAAATCTTAGGTGGTTATATGAGGAAGGCTCTGTTGATGAAGAGGAATGGGAGAGATATTCGTCATCACCTGGAGCATTATTAAAGTATCGTCAGGGATTCAATCCACCAACACCTGTATTACCAGCTCCAATTAACAATGCTTTTTATACAATAACTCAAGAGGGTAAATCTGATTCTGAGTATATCTCTGGAGTGCCATCAGCAATGATGGGTTTCACCCAGGAACAACCAGAGACTTATCGAGGTCTTCTTGCCAACGATGAATTTGGTACGAGAAGATTAAAAGCATGGATGGGTAGTATTGTTGAACCTGCTCTTGAGCAACTAGGTAAGTGTTTTCAAATGGTGTCACAGAGTCATTACACAATTGATAAAATATTCAGACTTATACAACCAGAGGCTGGTCAAAAAGAAGGCGGAGAAGAGAAAGAAACAAGAATTAATATACCAATCTACAATGATTATGGCGAGGCAGTCAGTAAATGGAATGACTATGCAGCAGGAAAGTTTGATGTACGAATTGTAGCTGGAGCAACGATGCCATTGAATAGATGGGCATTACTTGAGGAATATTTCAGGTGGTTCCAGGCTGGACTCATTGATGATATAGCCATGATTGGTGAAACTGATATAAGAAATAAAGAAAGAATTATTGAGCGTAAGTCTTTATATGCACAACTACAATCACAACTGCAGCAAATGGAGGAAGCAATAAAAGATAAAGATGGAACAATTGAGACTTTGAGTCGTCAACTAGTACAGGCAGGTATAAAAGACAAGGTAAAAAGTGGTGAAGTTGAAGTAAGAAAAGATGTACTGCAGACAGAAGCTCAACAAAAACTTCTTAGGGGACTGCTCAAGGGTGAGTTTGATACCGCTAAGAAAGACCTGAAGCGGGAGGTAAAATCCGCTGTAGATAGTGCAAAACAAACTGTTGGAAAATAGTGAAAGTGTTTTGTAAATTAATCCAAATGAAAAGGAGTTCATAATATGGAAGAACAAGCAGGCAACGCTTTGAATGATGTTGATTTCAATCAAGCCCCCGAAGCAGAGCTTCCCGCCAGTGACAGTAAATCAAGTGAAGATTTTTTCGAGGCACTTGATAGAAGTGTCAATGGTGTAATACAAGATGAGGTTCAGCCAACTCCTGCTCCACAGCAGGACCCTGAACAACAAATAAGTCAGGAGGACTTAGGTTCTCTTGAAAAAAGATATTCGGATTCAAGTCGAGAAGCAAAGCGGCTAAACTCCCGTTTGAAGGAACTTGAGCCATATCTTCCAGTCCTCGATGCAATGAGAGAAGACCCCAATTTAATTTCTCATGTGAGGAATTATTTTGAGGGTGGCGGTCAAGCCCCAGAAAGTATGAAGGATAAGTTCGAGCTCGATGAAGATTTTGTGTTCGATCCTGATGAGGCTATGTCTGACACAGGTTCTGACTCTGCTAAAGTTCTGAATGCTACAATTGATGGTGTTGTTCAACGAAGGTTGAATGAAACTCTTTCAAAGCAGCAAATGGAGAACCGTCGTCTCAGCGATGAAGCGTCATTTCGTGCTTCGCATGATTTAACGCAGGACCAATGGGAAGACTTTACAAAGTTTGCCAAAAACAAAACTTTAGAACTGGAAGATATTCTCTATTTAAAAAATAGGGAAACTCGTGAACAAAACATAGCAAAGGAAGCAAGTAAAGGTGTGGCAGCTCATATGAGAGATACTCAGAGTCGCCCACGTTCACTAGCTACATCAGGTAGCGCACAAGTCGATAAGTCAGCAGACGACCAAATCTTTGATTCTATCTTAGGCTCAGACCGTGAGTTTGATAACATCTTCGGACAATAATGTTCGGAGATTAACTTAGGTAAAAGATAGGAGTTAAACATGGCTGATGTATTTGGTTTAAGTACATATAGTGATGTTGCTACTTGGTCTGATGGAACCAGTAAAGATACTGGTGACTTAAGGCGACGATATAATTTCGGAGATAGGGTTTCTGAACTAGCAATAGCTCAGGATCCATTTTTTCGTTTTGTATCTAAAGTAGCAAAGAGACCTACTGATGACCCTGAATTCAAGTTCACAGAACGCAGACCCTCTTATCATAAACGATATGCATATGTATCTGGATGGGTAGATGCAAGTGATGTAGATAACCTTGGTGGCTCTGGCGGCGATGCTGACTTAGTTGCTTATAATGACAGCGGAGCTATGGCTTCAATGTCAGCAGGTGATACTGTAAAGGTTTATATGTCAACTGATTATAAATCATCCGGTAATTTGCAGTCTATTTATGGGCAGACACAAGGCAAGGTAGATGTTGGCGCAAGCGGTACAAGACCATCATTCTTTCTACCCGATCAGGTAGTTAGAATTCCGAGTTCTAGTACAGATGGCGGTGGCGATGCTGATAGTGAGATTCTAATTCGTGTAAAAAGCGTAACAGATTCCCTTACTAAAGACAGCCGCGAATGTGTTTTGCTAGTGGGTGAAGTAATTAAAGCCTCTTCTAGTGGTTCTAATTACTTAGCTGGGTGGACAAGTGATGATATTGGTTATGGCGGATCGGCTAACGATGCCACCGTACACGATCAAAGCATTGCAAGTGCTCTTGAAGGAAGACGGTCTCATGTAGTAGGTAGTGCCCATGGCCAGGGTACTGGTTATCCGGAAACCTGGAAAGACCAACCCTTTACAACGGGTTTTGGACTTACACAGATTTTCAAAACCACCATGGCTATGGATAATACGACTCGTGCGACGGTTCTGAAATACGAACCAAACGAGTTCGCGAGAATATGGCGTGAAAAACTAATTGAACATAAGTGGGATATCGAACAAGCAATGCTTTTCGGTTCTCAAGGTTCAGTTAGTAGTGTTCAATATACGCAGGGTGCAGTTGATTATATTTCCAGTTATGGTAATGTTTTCAGCCTGACGTTGGCAAGTAAAACTCAAGATGATTTTCTTGACGACTTATCCAGCTTCCTTGACCCTCGTTATAATAATGCAAATGCGACATTATTCTTCTGTGATACGCAAACATATAACTGGTTGCATAAACTCAGTGGATATTTTGCAAACAATATCGGTATGGTTGACCCAGGAGCTACTAGCCCTGATTCAGCTGGACAATCATATGGTCGTTTTGACTTTTCCAGAAGCGGCAAACAGAATATGTTTGGCGTGGCTGTGAATGTCATCTCAACACCTTATGGTGACATGAGAGTTGTTCGTAATGTTCACTTAGATAAAAGTCCTATTAAACTATTAGCAGTCAATATGAGGCATTGTGCTATGCGGCCTCTGGTTGGTAATGGTATTAATCGTGACACTGCAATCTATGTTGGCGTTCAAACGCTTGAAAACAGTGGTGTTGACCGTAGAGTCGACTTAATCCAAAGTGAAATAGGTATGGAATGGCAGATGCCAGAATCCCATGCTTATTGGTCGTAGGAGGTATAAATTATGCCTAAAAATCCACTATACGGACAAAACAAAGCTGACCATGAAGTTCATCGAGCTGTAGGACAGGCCTTATTGGTCGATCCTGCTGGGTCTGATGGAGCAACAGGTAGTCCAACTCTAACTTTAACTGCCAGTGAATCAGGTAATATTTACTTCATAAATATTGCATCGAACACTGTGTATATTGAGTTACCGAGTTTGGCGGGCGGTAATGATGGACTTCAATATAAGTTCATTTTACACGCTTTATCAGATAATGAAGCAACGAAGGATTTCGTACTTCAGTCTGCTGCTGATTCAGAAGATATTATGGGACATATTTTCGAAGACCAAGCCGCTTTAACAGAAATTACTTCTGATACCAGTATGGTTCAGTGGGATACTTCTGATGGAGCTGCGACAGTTGGAGATTGGATCGAAGTAGTATCATTTGACGGTCATTGGTATGCAACTGGCGTTGCAAACACAGCTGCAGCTATTGATATAGCTGATGCGAGAGCATAAAAATCTTAAATTCGAGGGGTAATAGCTCGATATAGAGATATATTTGGAGGCCGGTCATGCTAGGTTTGACCTCCTTTTTCCTAGTGTAACTGGCCTCCTTATTACAGAGGTAAAGATTTAATATGGCAACAACAAACATAGCAGCAGACATACAAAATATAACAGGGGTAGGAACTGCAAATGCCCAGTTTCTTATCTCTGGTCAGAAATTTGTGGTTGCCAGTGTCCCAAAAAATTTATTGAAGTGGGCAGCTACTTTTACAGTTCCAGGTAATCATGGTGGAAATACTTCAGATGGAGTAAAGGT